GGTAACTAATTTTATTTTTAGCAAAAATAGGTAATTAATATAAGAAGAAAAAATTATGGCAAAAATTTATGTAGCAAGTAGTTGGAGAAATGTATTTCAACAGGACGTTGTAGATATTCTCCGTGATTTAGGACATGAGGTTTACGATTTTAAGAATCCCCCTCATGGTAATGGTGGCTTCCAATGGTCTGATATAGATCCTAACTGGCAGAACTGGACAACAGAACAATATCGTGAAGCTCTTAATCATCCGATTGCACAAAAAGGATTTGATTCGGATTTTAACGGTATGAAGTGGGCGGATGTCTGTGTTATGGTTCTTCCTTGTGGTCGATCGGCGAACACAGAAGCTGGATGGATGAAAGGTACAGGTAAAAGGGTAATGGTATATTCTCCGAAAAAGGAAGAACCGGAACTTATGTATAAGATATACGATTTTGTGAGTGATAGCATATTTCGTATCAATGATGAGATAATTGGAGTATAACAATAAAGAAATGAATCAAGTACAGAATGAACCAAAGTACTACTATTCGCCTCGCTTCCGACACTTCAATATTTATCAAAGAGAGTCGGACGGATCAGCGACGAAGATAGACGATGCGATAACACAAGAAGAAGCGAGACGTAAAGTATATAAATTAAACGGGTGGAATTACAAACCTAAAAATAACACGGTGAAATGAGTAAAGTAAAGCAGTATATCGAACAAGCCACAAACGAGCGCATTCGCTCGCGTGGCTTAATCCGAAAAGTCGCAATCGAAGCGGCACGGATACAGAGAGACGAAACGAGGCGGCAAGCTATCGAAGTGTATAAACAAATGTGCCCGTCAAAGAATTGCAAAGGTTGTGCGAGTCGGATACATAAGCAGGAGACGCAATCGACTCGATGCGATGGAGATTGCGCACGGATTAGGTTACTTATTAACGGACTAGACCGGATCGAAGCGCTATGAGTAGAAACCCGCATTACATTAAGATGATTAACTCGGTTCGATGGAAACAGCTTCGAGCCGAGAAGCTACGAAACAATCCGATTTGTGAAGTGTGCGAGGCGAACGATCTAAGCACACTCGCAACGGAAGTGCATCACAAGACACCTGTTGAATCCGTACCGCATGAACTCGGAATGAGGCAGCTAATGTTTGATTATAACAATTTGCAGAGCCTTTGCCATGCGTGCCACTCCGAGATACATCGGTGTGCTTTTAGTCATTCGAAGGAGGCGATACAGGCGAATAATCGGAGGGCAACGGAACGGTTTGTCGATAAGTTTCTCTAAGATAAGAATGAAGTTGTGCCAGAGTGTTGACACAACTTCATTTTTGTATTTATAATGAGGACTATCTATCTGATTGTGTAAATAGAAAACTATGAGAGAAATTCTGTAGTTTTCTATTTACACAAAATTATGGACAGTACTTTATAATGATGAAAGATATTCTAATTCTGTCTTATATCGCTCTTGTTCCATCTTTAAACTTTCGAGAAAGGTATTAATTTTTAATTGATCTTTTTGTTCATTTGTACATAAAATCTCTAGTCTATTTAAATTATATAGTAAATCCGTCCTTTTATTATTCATCTCTCTTAATTGAGCTAATATATTAATTTTAGATTCATTGTTATATGTGAATATTGTTATTTTTTTAGCTTCCTTTCTATTTTTTATTTGTGACTGTTTTTGAAAAAAACTTTCAAAATAGTGATAGTCTGAACTACCTAAAGAATGACCGAAAAAAACAACTTCTGTTGCATCGTCTAAATCATACTGGATACTGTGTGAACTATAGTAAGGACTAAATGACTTAATCATATATAAATTTGAGTTATGGACTTCCGCCTCATCTTCAAATCCTAAAATAATAGATTTATCATTTATATTTCCATGAACATGTTCAATATCAATATGACCCATATTAAGATGCATACTTTCTCCAATACCTTTTAAATTCGTATAATTAAAAGTGTATATCTTTTTAAACATATTACCACATTCTATTACTGTTTTTAGTAAATTATATGCTATGGAATCTTTGTTAAGTTCATACTTAATATGCCATAGATATTCTTGTAATGATTCGATTAGATCATTAAACTCTTTCTTGGTAGATTCATCTCTACGAATTTTGGCATATTGCTTTAATTCATTTTCGAGATCAATCCATTTTTTTATATTGAATCTATTCTCTAAATACAAAAGTAAACTATTGTATGTTCCGTTTAATCTATTCTTAAAGTAATCACTTGTTATGTAATCCGAATAAGATGTCCTTAGACCTAAATCTATATCGAATCCATTGCCTATAATAAGTAATTTATTATTCATATTTTATTTTAAATTGATTTCTACGATTTTATTTGTCTTGCAAAGATAATTTAATTTCTAATGTTATAATAGGGGGGCAGTTTTTTTATTTTTTAACGCGATACACGAAACCCACCTCACCCTGTTTTTACACGCGCGAGCAATTTTTGAAATGAGGGGGTGCTCGTTGGGGGGTGAGCTTTTCTTCTCGAACTTCCGCGCTACCAAATACTTGCGATCTTTTCATATATGCAAAAACGCATATAAAAATGAGTGATTTAGACGATATAAAAGAAAAGATTCGCGCCGCGATGAACTCGCAAGGAACATACACATCTGATTTGGATTTGTGTATAACTCTTTGTGCTGGTTCTTACATTGCGTTTAAGATCGCTCTCAATGACATAGCAAAGAAGAAACGTTCGTTTGTTACGGAAGTTTCTCGCGAAGGAAATAAGAAGCTCGTGGCGCATCCGGCTTTCAAAGTTTTATTTGATGCGCTCGAAGTTACTCGCAAACAGTTGCGGGAACTTGGCTTGACACTACAAACTTTGTCCGCGTCTGACGATGACGAGGTGAACGACTTAATAAACGAGGTAGATAAGATAGATCGCGATGGAGAAGGAGATTAGAGATAAACTGATTACATTAAAGCAGTCGGTTATCTCCGATTTGCATAATATCGACGTTGATTCATATAAGCTAGGTAAGGCGGACGAAAGATTAAACGTGTATATAAAGGGCTGCATTAATAACCCAAACGCACACAATCTTTATGAGTTACTAGCCGTTCGTCGCTTCTTTTCATTCCTTGATAAATACGAATTTCGCATCAAGGAAGTTAAGAAGTTCGTCACGTTTTACGAGCGTTTGAAGTTCTCCGGCACAAAGGGAAAGACTAGATACAAACTGACTCCGATACAGGTGTTTCAGTTCTCTAACATTCTTGCGTTTTACAAGCCCGGCACAAACAAACGTTTGATTCGTGAAGCTCTTTTATTCGTCCCGCGTAAATTCAGTAAGACAACAAGCGTAGCGAGTCTTTCGATTAACGATTTGTTGTTCGGTGATGCGAACGCACAAACATATGTAGCCGCAAACTCATACAATCAAGCGAAAGTCTGTTTTGACGAAATACGTAATATTTTAAAGTCTCTCGATCCGAAGTTTAGACACTTCAAAATTAATCGAGAAATCATATATAACCGCATAAAGGGAAAAACCTCTTTTGCCCGTTGCCTTGCCTCTAACCCGGATAAATTAGACGGACTTAACGCAAGCATGGTAATAGTAGACGAGTATTCACAAGCCGATAGCGCCGCGTTGAAGAACGTTTTAACGTCCTCAATGGGTGCACGGCTCAACCCTTTAACCGTAGTAATTACGACCGCCTCTGACAAAGAAACAGCACCGTTTGTGGAGATGCTGAAAATGTATAAAGCGATCCTACGCGGTGAGATCGAAAACGATTCGATATTTGCGCACATTTTTGAACCGGATATAGACGACGAAGAAGGGGACCCGGCGACATGGCGAAAGGTTCAGCCACACATGGGTATAACTGTTTACGAGGATTTCTATATAGACGCCTATCAAAAGGCTTTATACAGTGCGCCGGACGCATTGGAGTTTCGGACGAAGTTACTTAATGTGTTTGCAGTTGATTCGACGACGAAATGGATTGAGGCGAAGCAGATCGAAGAACGATTCAAAGGTGTTAGAATAGAGAATATCGGTACTTATCCGTTAACAATGGCGGCGGTTGATTTATCCGTTCGAGACGACTTTTCTTCGGTTACTTATAATATCTATTCGAAAGAAAGCGGCTCTTTTCATTCGTATACGGATTACTATTTTCCGAAAGGAGCTTTAAAGGATCATCCGAATCGGGAACTCTACGAAGGTTGGGCGGAAGCAGGGTATTTGATTCTTTGCGATGGCGATATTATCGACTATCAGCAAATAGTAAACGATATATTATCACGGGCGAAGTATTTGCAAATTATGGGTATCGGTTATGATCCGTATAAATCGGCTGAATTTGTGAATCTACTTTCTTATTCGGTCGGTAGTGCAAGCGAATATATTAAGCCTGTCAAACAGACATACGGGACGTTTACGAGTCCGATAGAATCGTTTGAACTTGCCTTATATCGAAATAAACTCACATTCGATCCGAACCCTATTACGCCGTACTGCTTCTCAAACGCAGTGCTAGACGAAGATAGGAATATGAATAAAAAGCCAGTCAAGAAAACGCATAACGCAAAAATTGATTCGACGATAACAAACCTAATGACATTTCATTTATTCAATAATTACACCGAGTAACACGATAAGACTATGGCATTTGAACTTAATTTAAGAATAGGACGCAACAGAGAGGAAAAACGATCTCTACCGTCCGAAGAGGAAAAAATAGTAGAAGTTAGAGATAAAACAGCTAGGGAACAACCAGTTTCGGTAAAGTCTCCCGAACAGGCTATGCGGTTATCGACTGCGTTTAGATGTACCGATATTCTTTCTGGTACTATTGCTTCTCTGCCGCTATACATCAAACGTAAAGAAGATGCCGGAAACTACAAAGTAGATGCCGAAAACGAGTTGCATTATCTGCTGACTAAAAAACCGAATAAGCGCATGAACAGTTACGACTTAATATGCAATGCGATTATTCAAATGGTTAATCGTGGTAATTCATATATCTTTATCAAGAGAATGTTCGGGGATACGGCAGAATTAATACTTTGCTCAAATAACTCTGTTACATACGATATATACAGAGACGAATATACTATTTGTGATGTAATAAATAGGATATACGGTACTTATCCGGCTGAAAGTATTATCCATCTGAAAAATAAGAGTCTCGATGGTGGGTATACAGGTGTTAGCACGATCACGTATGCAAGCACGGTTCTTTCGGTTTCTGCTAGTGCTGATAATCAGAGTTTGCGTACTTTTCAGAATGGGAGTAAGATTAAAGGTATTATTTCTGGTGTCAAAGGTGGGGGAAAGGGACTTTCTTCTGTTGGCGATAAACAGACTTCCGACGTAGCGGACCGAGTGGAAAAAGACTTTAATAACGGGAGGGATATAACTTCCGTGAGCGAGGACATGACTTTTACACAACTTTCAATAACTCCGGCTGACGCTCAGCTACTAGAAACTAAAAAGTTTTCCGTATTTGATATTTGCCGTTTTTATGGTGTTCACCCAGACAAGGTATTTGCCGGACAATCTACCAATTACAAGGCTTCCGAAATGAGTCAAGTCGCGTTCTTGTCTGACACACTCGATCCTATATTGTGTCGGATCGAGGCTGAATTTAACGCAAAGTTGATACCTAGAACTGTTTCTGGTATTTATAAAATAGAATTTGATCGTAAAGCCTTGTATAAAACAGACATAGCCACACAAACGGCTTGTATGGAGAAGGAAATACAATATGGCGTGTCTACGGTGAACGAATGGCGTGTAAGCCGTGAAGATAAAGCGCCTATAAATGGCGGTGACATTGCGTTTATGTCTTGTAATGTTGCTCCGATTGACTCTCCTAAGATTAAAGGTGAGATTAGTAGAGAAAAAGACGAGCTACCAAAAACAAACGAAAAAACATAGAGTAAAAAGCAATGGAAATAAGGAGTTTTACAGAGCTAGGCGCACCCAAATTATCGGAGGGTAGAATTATTGAGGGGTACGCTGTTGTTTTTGGGAAAGAAAGTCGTGTGATGTATGACGAGGAAAGGAAACGCTTTTTTATTGAGGTTATCGAACATGGTGCAGCAACCGAAGAACTTATAACCCGATGTGATATAAAGGCGGTACTAGAACACGATAAACATAGGCTTTTGGCTAGATGCCGTTACGGTTCCGGGTCACTCGAATTAAATTTTGATGAATATGGCTTGAAATACCGATTCGAGGCTCCATGTACTAGCGACGGGAATTTTGCTTATGAAATGATAAAACGGGGAGACATATTCGGATCGTCTTTCGCTTATTACACTGATGATAAGGATAAAAGTAAAGTCTCATATACGATGAAAGATGGGATGCTGTTGCGTACAGTACACAAGATTGATTATATATCTGATATTTCCCCTGTTTCAGACCCTGCCTTTTTTGGTACAGATGTAACAGTTAGAAGCCTTGAAAATATAGAACAGCTTCTTAATGGTGACACAAATAGTGATTATTTATCCGAAATAGAAAACTTAGAAAAATTTATTTGACATGACAAAACTTGAAGAAGTAGCTCTGCTTAAAGAGCAAATGAGAAATCTGTTATCACAAGCAAAAACAGAAAAAAGAAGTCTGACAGACGAAGAACAGACTAAATTCAACGAGTTAATGACTCGTAAAAATCAGATCGTTATTGACGAGACTCTTAGAAGTCTGGAAAGTAGCAAATCTGCAATTTTGCCAGAAAACAAAAGAGCTATCTTTGCAAAGGCTTTATATGACGTTTGCAATCATCGTTCTTTGGAAGAATACGGGAATTTTGCTGATGCAAAGGGGCTTAATTTCTCTATGCGTGCGGAGGGTGATCCTGTAAGAACAAGTTCAACCGATGCCGCTCCGATGATCCCGACAACAATCGGCGATATTATCGAACCGCTTGAAAAGGGGCTTATTGTTAATAAGTTGGGTATTAAGATGCAATACGGTTTGATTGGCGAATTGATGTTTCCGACATTGGCGGCTGTAGAAGCTACAATTGAAGGCGAGAACACCAAAATAAATCCGACAAAACTGGATATTGGTAATTTAAAGGCGCATCCGTGGCGTTTGGGTATTTCTATCCCATTGTCTAACGACGCAATTGATCAGACAAACGATGCTTTGTTTGATGTCACCGTTAAACAATTGTCTTTGTCAACTGCTCGTACATTAAATAAGATTATGTTTGCCGGAGAAAAGCAGGGACTTGCCTCAAAAGGTGTGTTTGTGAAAGATTCTCCAACAGTGGAGTATGAAGTTGCTCCCACATTCGAGGACGTTGTAGCGCTAGAAACCGCAGTAATGGATGAAAACGTAGATGTTACTGACGGAACGGCAGCATATATTTGCAGTCCGAAAATGTGCGGTAAATTAAAAACTACACGTATTGAAAAAGGTTCTCCCGAAATGGTTCTTAAAGACGGGATGATGAATGGCTATCCGGTGTACATGACTAATTACATGGGTGCGGATGAACTCGGCTTCGGTGTCTTTTCGAACGTTGGTATCGGTCAATGGGGAAAAATTCGAATGACTATTGACGATGTGACTCTAGCAGACACTAACGAAACGAAGTTTACGCTAAACTCAAAGTATGACATTGTTGTAGCTCGCCCAGAGGCATTCGCAATCGCGAAGAAGAAAGCGGTTGCAAAAGTTGCAAAAGCATAACACACTACTAACTACTTAAAAACGAAAAGGCTTTGGCTTCATAGCCTTAGCCTTTTTTCATACTTATAATTATGCCACAATACGTAACACTCGAAGAACTCAAACAGCATTTAAATGTCGATTTTGATACGGACGATACATATATAACCGAACTTATTGAACCCGTTCAACTTGCAATAGAGGCGTATTTAAACGCTCCGTTGGAAGGTTTTGCAAAGGAGGGGAAAATTGATCGTCGTATTTGGCACGCAATCCGCATACTTATTGCGAACTATTATGCTAATCGTGAATCGGTTACATTTGCCACACCGCAAGTAATACCGGGACACGTAGAACTATTACTGCAACCTTTAAAGCGATACACATAATGCAAGCGGGATTATTAAACGAAATGATCGGCTTTTATCGTAGTGAATCAATCCGGGATAGCCTCGGCGGTACGTCTGAAAGTTGGGTGAAAGTATTCGATAAGCGTGCGTATATCCGTTTTAAGTCTGGTGCACGAAAAGAGGCTAACGGCGAAATCTATAATACGACCGTAAACACGATAATGATTCGCATTTGTAAAGAGGTCAACGCTAAAATGCGGATCGAATACGACGGGCAGAAATATAAGATTCTATCTATCAATCACGATCGGAAGCAGCAGGCAACGGTCATAGAAGCGGAGGTAATCAATGAGTAATGAAAACTATACTGGGCGGAATTTGTATCGCGTCGAGGTAGATACAAAAAAGGTAAACGAGTTGTTGGATCGCTTGAATGATGATGAAGCAAAGAAAGCGATTAAATCAGCATTAAGAAGGTCTATTCTCATCATTCGCAAACAGGCGCAGGAAAATTTAGTTTCTGCTGTTACAGACGCGGAGCTTTCGAGTACGAAGAATGGTTTGACATTCAAGCCGTTAAAGAATGAGATAAACATAGCTGTTTACCGTAATGCCTCCGGCGCACGTGTTGACTTAATCGACAGACGAAAGAAAGGATCGCGAGCATATATGCTGAAATGGTTTGAATCTGGAACGAAAGAACGAGCTACCAAAAAAGGAGCGAATAGAGGTATTATAAATGCTTCTCACTTCTTTTCTAATGCGGTCAAATCGAAGCAGAAAGAAGCGGAGGACTCACTAGAGAAGAATATTATTGATTCAATTATAAAAGTAGCAAATAAAAAGAAATGAGTTTATCAATAGGCGCACACGTATATAAGAAACTAAGCGATTCTACGGAGTTGGCAAAGTTGGTTACTGATAAAATCTATGCGATCTCAACCAAAACGGAAACATCTTTTCCGTTCGTAATCTACAAACGTAGTTCTCTAGTTCCAGAGTACACCAAAGATCGTTACGGGACTGGGGATGCTGTTTCGGTTGAGATCGCCGTTGCTAGCGACAATTATCTGAACTCTATTACTATCGCGGAGGAAGTGCGCAAGGCATTAGAGAACAAGCGAGGAAGCTACGACGGTTTCGATGTGATCGACGCAAAGTTAATGAGTGCGGACGAAGATTTTATTGAAGATACTTTCATTCAACGTCTCGTATTTTCTTTTAAAACAGAATAACTAACAAATAAAACACGATTAAAATTATGAGTAAAGCAAAAGCAGTATTAGGAAAAGACCTAATGTTATTTGTAGAGGCTAAGGCGCTAGCTTTGGCGACTTCCTGCAAATTAGGTTTGTCGGCTGAAACTATCGACACGCAAAGTAAGGACTCCGGCATTTGGACGGAAAAGGACATTAAAAAACTGTCTTGGAACGCTTCGAGTGATAACTTGTTTAGTGCTGACGCTGACGCGAATAGCTACGACAAGTTGTTTGCCTTGTTTATTGAACATAAACCTATTACGTTGAATTTTGGCGTTATAGCTAATGCGAATGAAAACGAAATGCCCACTGCGGGGTGGACGCTTTCTCCCGGTTCCTACACAGGAAAGGCGGTTATTACTTCATTAGAAGCGAATGCACCAGATGGAGATAAAGCGACTTTCTCAATTTCCTTTGAAGGTACGGGACCGCTTAAAAAAGAAACTACCGTACCCACTAGTAAGTAATCATGAGCGGCGCTTTGCCGCTCTAAAATTATTATTCAATGAAAACAATATCAATTAACGGAAAGGACTTCGTCTTAAAATACTCGCTTCGAGCATTTTTTATCTTTGAAAATCTATCCGGCTATCCGTTCCAATTCGGTAAAATGATAGACGAATTTCTTTTGTTTTATTCGTTCCTACTTGCAAATAACGAATCGTTCACAATGGAATTTGACGAGTTTATAGATTCGTGCGAAAGCGATCTGACATTATTCAATCAGTTTAAAACACTTCTTTTGGATGAGATCAAACTACGTTCGCAATCGGCAGGAAATGACGTAAAAAAAAAGAAGGTGACGACGCGGAAGAAAAAGCAGTAAGTATCCGCGAACTCTATTCGCGTGTTGTCGGAGAGGGCGGTATCGCTCCTGATTACTTCCTCGATAAAATGAGCTTTATCGAGGTCGAATCGTTTCTAGACGGATTGAATCGACGCAATCGCGAGTCATGGGAGCAAACTAGATTGCTAGGTTACATCATAGCACAATCGAATAGCACAAGGACGCTAAAGCAAACCGACATACTCCGCTTCCCGTGGGATGAAGAAGAGAAGAAAGATACTAGCGTAACTAACGAGGAGATGAAACGGCTTAGAGCTAAAGCGAAAGCATTAGAATCACAATTAAACACGAATAAAGATGTCTGATATAGTAACAAGATTATTGCTTAAAACAAATGACTTTGACGCGAATCTAAATAAGTCGAAGAAGAATGTAAACGGGTTTCAAAGCGACATCGCTAAAATGTCCGGCGTTGCAGTATCGGGAGTTATGAAGTTTGCCGGAGTTCTCGGTATTGCTGTAACTGCTTCGGAAGGGTTCAATAAAGTAATGAATAGCAGTCAGACGCTAGGGGATGAATACGCCCGTACTATGGATGGCTTAAAAGGTGGTGTGGATCAATTTTTTTACTCTATCGGTAGTGGAGACTGGACACCGTTCATGAACGGATTATCCGAAACTATACGGCTAGCGCGGGAAGCATACAACGCGATGGATCAATTAGGAAATACTAAAATGTCATTTTCTTATTTCGACGCAAAGAACCAAGCAATATTACAGGAGCAAATAACTATCTTAAAAGACAAGGACTCAACGGAAGAACAAAAGAAAGCAGCTAGGGAGCTATTAGACAAGACGTTGAAAGACCAAGAGGAAATCGTAGGGCAATACAAGCGAAGGAGTAATAATGCGGTACGGGCGATGGTAAAGGCTGCTATAGGGCTTGACGGTGTGGATGTTTCGGGGATAGACATAGATAAAGTGCTAAAATTAGACGTATCTTCAGCAGGTGATGAACAAAAGGCACAATTAGCAAAACAGTACAAAGACTTCGTAGATGAATACGACCGTTTGAAAGCCAAATTCACAACTTACGAAACTGTTGGTTCTGGGATGAATGTACACACAGTTGCGACTACAGACGCAAAAGCTTTAGGAGAGGCAATAAGCCCGATGTTGGCAAAGTATCAAGATGCAATACAATATAACGCGATTTTAGTAAAGAAGAGTGATGAATGGTTACAGAATTTGATCAATGTCTCGGCGGCGGCAGAGGCGGCAGGTCGAAACTTATCTAGTATGACTAAAGCAGCAAATCGCGCCTCTCAATCTGGTACAGGTGGAAATCCGCCTAAAGAAAAATCTAAAGAGGGTTCTATCGCTTGGCATGACTCCGAAATCTCTGATCTAAATAAGAAACTTATTGCTGAAACCGACATGCAAGCGCGTGCAACGATTCAAGCAACGATAAACGAGCTAGAACAAAAGAAGGTTAAACTCAAATTTGTAGTCGATCAGGAGGCGTTCAAAATTGCTCACGGCGAAATGAAAGACGGCGCCTTGCCGATTCCTATAAAGCCTACATACGATAAAGTTCCGACACATGGGAATACTGGAAAAGATTTTAAGTTACCTAAGCATGATCCACTCTTTAAAAAAGAAGATATAGACTTGAATCAAGAGTATGCCGAATCGCTTGCAAATATTAGTGGAGTCGTTGGGAGTATGTCGGGTCTATTCGATGATAATACGGCTTCCGTCCTGCAATGGGGAGTTAGTTTCCTGTCAACTGTCGGGCAAGCTATTCCGAAGATACTTGAAATGGCGGGTGCAAATGAGGTAGAAGCGGAAACGGCGCGTAAAAGTGCAATCGCGAATATGTCGGCAGCAGGGGGTGAGGTTTTAAAAGCTCACGCAGGAATCCCCTTTGTCGGTATTGCTCTAGGTTTGGCGGGTGTTGCTGCTATTATTGCCGCTATGTCAAGTATGCCGAAGTATGCAACGGGTGGTATTGTTCCGGGCACATCATTTACAGGCGATAAAGTTCCGGCTTTATTGAATAGCGGCGAAATGATATTGAACGGGTCGCAGCAAAGTAATCTGTTTCGTATGCTTAATTCGGGTTTATACGGTTCGCTATCGCAGAAAATAGCACCGAGTGGAAACGATGATATTCGCTTATATAGCGATGTTGAAATAAAAGGAGATCGCATATTTTTAGCATTACATAATCACATCAAGAAAACAGGTAAAAGACTATGGTAAACTACGGTACAATATACACACTTCCTTTCAAATCTCGAAAGGAAGTTTCTTATTTGATTGAGATACAAAAGGAAAACTATACGGGCGATTCTGTTGAGTTGGTCGGTAGTGGTAGTTCTCCTTTCTCTGTTTCGATTGAGGACGAAGATTTCTTGTATATTCCTACTCGATTCTCAAAAGCGGTGATTCGTGTTGTGGGTGGTGATTATTTGCAAAGTTTATATTCTACCGGGTATCAACAGTATAGGGTGAATTTTAAACGTGAAAATAACATTGTCTGGACGGGATTTGTAAAACCGGAACTTTATACGCAGGATTACACATCTACCAAATTCGAGCTAGAAATAGACTGCATTTCTGCAATGGGTACGCTAGAATATATCAATTATAAGCAGGGTAGGAGTGATACTAGAAGTTTTATAAGCATCTGGGAGTTATTAAAAATGTTCATATCTGAGTCTCGCGGGTGTTATTCCTCCGTCTTTATTCCTCATGTGTACGCTAAAGATCAATCTAGTTATAATAAAGAATCAAACATATTAAAGGAGTTAACGATCAGCGAACAAAACTTCTTTGACGAGGATGACAAGGCGATGACATTAAAAGAGGTTTTAGAAGAAACTTGTAAGTTTTTGAATTGGACCTGTGTAGATTGGTTGGGAAATTTATATTTTGTTGATGTAGACCACAAAGGAACATATCACGAGTACAATCTTGATATGACATCTTTTACTCAGCAGTCCCCTAACCGATTCAAAGTTTCCGAGATTGGTTATGCGGGTTCAGAGCACTTCCTTGATATTCTTCCCGGTTATAACAAAGCGACAATAAAGTGTAGTAATTATTGTTACAATGATATTATATCGGAGGAAGAATTTAAGAAGTTGAGTACGTTTGCTGAAAGGAAAACCTATAATTATAAACAGTATTATGAAACAAGGCAGTATCTAAAGAGCAAGGTGTTTAAACTCCCACGCTATGAGAATCTCAATGATAATAAGCCTTATTGTAATTTAGTAGACGAGAGCGTAACCAATGTGTACATAGACGAACCTACACGATATTTTCTAGGCGGTTATTGTGCTAAGAGGTGCGAGTACGAAGTGAATGACGGCAAACCAAATATCTCTGATTATAATTGGGAATATCTTTATCAGTTTAAATTAGTATCGGATTACAACTACACGTATCCGAGCACTGTTCCGCCCACAGGTGACGAACAAGAGGACCCAGATTGGAAGCCACCAATGATAACGGTTCCCAAACAATTAGGAACCGGATCGCCTCTATTGAAATTTAAAGATAATAAGCCAATTAAGTACTTTGATGGAGCTTTCGGTATCAGTATGTCATATAGTCATCCATTGAATGCTAGTAATATGACATCGTATGAGAAATATAATTCTGGTGGTGTCTTTGGCACGGAGATAGCATGTAGATTAATTGTAGGTGACTACTACTACACTAATAATGGTTGGGTTAAATCCACTACAAAACCGACGGGACTAGATTTGACTTTTGATTTGGACTTTAAATTAAAGAAGCCGGATGAATGGGTAAAAAACGAAAATACTAAAACTCTAAGTATGCCCTACGAAGGTTTGGTCGGATACGTGATCGAGATTCCGAACAATATTAATCTGTTCGGACAATTAGAATTTGAAATTTTAAAAAAGGTATGGCTCCCGGAAGGAGTGTCCGGATATGGCTTTTTCTTAAAAGATATAAAAATAGATTTTAAAAAGAAGGTCATAGATAATAATAACATCGAAGAGAATAATTCGGATCGGATTTATGAGAATGTAGTGAATGAAAGCTATATTAATCCTCTTGATGAAATAGAATTTAAAATATCAAGTTACAATAATGACGGAGCGTGTTACAGTAAGGTAATGTTAGGGAGTGACTATTTAAGGGATAATCTTTATTCATCCATCGAAAACGCTTTAGTACGTCCAGAAGAACAACTAATAAGAAGGATAATTAACCAATACGGAGCTACCAAAATAAAGCTAACACAGGTATTAAAGAATAGCGAATCTATTACACCTATATCTGTGATTTCAGACAATTATATGAATGGGAAAAACTTCATCGTTACAGGTGGTGAAATAGACTTTGCGGCAGAACAGTTCACCTGTAAAATGATACAAACTAATGGCTATACAAATAAAGAATAAGGCTATCCCTGCATTGCCACGATCAAAGAACTATCCCGTCGGGACTACTATATTTAATTCCGGGGGTGGTTCTCAATCTTCTTCTAGTTCCGGTCCTGTTTCCGATACGGGATTAACAAAAGAAATTCGTGTCAATGCGCCTCAGACCGGGCACATATTACCGGGCGCTATCTTTAAGCAGGGTACGGGGTATGAGCAAATATTTCGCAAAATGCTATATAAACCTGTTCCTGCTACACTTGTAGGCAAGCTGTCGACAGCAAACGATGTAGAATACGGATCGGCAAAGGGTATACTTACTTATACGGCAACACGCAACGATAACGGCGCTATGATTAAATCGTATTATGATGACAACGAAGAGAATGTACTAGAGTTCTCTTCGGAAGTCAATGCTGCACAAACAGCAATACGTCGTCTTACAGGGAATTATACGAAGGGAGAAACCTACACCGCTACGGCTGTTTTTGCCGCGAGTGATGATTTGGACGAAATAACTTTGAATAGTAAGATTAGTGTTAATGTACTCCGTAAATGGTTTGCGGGTGTATGCAGCTCTATTCCTTCTAATTCATTGGAAGTTCGTTCGTTACTATCCAATGGCTTGTATAAGGGTGCAGGGATATATAAATTTCCTGTAGGACAGTGGAAAATGTTTGTGATCTGTATTCCGGCTGATACGATAAAAGAACTAACATTGACATCTTATCCGGGTAATTTTATAGAGGATACAGGCGTTTGTACTGGACCTTCCGAGATCAAGGTAGAAGGAGCAAACGGTAGTGAAGCGATTACATATAAGATGTGGGTTATAAAATCTGTTATGACAAATGACGCTGATACATTTACTTTTAAGACTATATGACAATGAATAAAGATAATTTAGTTAATGTCCTGTTATCCGGTTTAGCATCTTTAAATATACCGGGTGCTAGTCTGGCGATCCAATATCGGAGGACATCGGATCGTCCCATCGATGCAACTGATACTTGGAACAGTATGGAAGATGCGTTAAGATATGCACGTAACACAGATGCAGAGGCTTATGTACCCTATTTTGGTCAGGCAATATCGGTAAAAGGCGATAAGAGTTTATATCTTTTGGTTGAAGATGAAACGATCTCTAAAGAGGATGGCAGGAATCATTTTAAACTACACAAGGTATCTACGGAAGAAGTCGCGGATGCAAAGTATTTAAGTAAAGTTGTAGAAGATACTGCCGAAAAATTAATTCACTTTAAAGGTGGGATTGATGTTATAGGGACTTTGACAGCTTGTATCGCAAAGTTTTCCGGTGATATTTCCTCTGCTAATTATGCGTCTAAGTTGCTAGGATGGATAATCAAGGCTTCCGGTGATGCAGAGTTTAAATCGCTTCGTGTTAATGAATTTTTAGAGGCTGACGAACTAAGATATAACCGTGTGTCTGTTATAGCCGGGGAAGAATGGAACGCACCGGGCGGCGGTATAATAGAATCAGTAAATACGTCAAGCCAAACCATTACACTTAAACTGGAACCGGGCGAGTTGGCTAGCTTGGCAGTGGATGATATTTGTAAAGGCATATTTAACAACCAAACAGGATTCCAGACCGCCTATTTTCGTATTACCGAAAAACTGAGTAATTCGACCTTTAAATACGTGCTTAGAAGTGGCGCTTCTCGTCATCCTGCTAAGCTAATGCACTTCGTTGCGTATGGTAACTTCACAAATGCGGATCGTCAAAGGTCTAGCTACTCAACTCAAAGCTATTCCCGTTATCTTGTAGGCGTGAGCGATTGGGAAATAAAGGTAGGTATGATTGCTATGCAGCTAGGCGACTTGTCTAACTTAAAGCTATTCGGTCTTGATATGACCGGACACAGTGCGTATTTACGCAATATCTATATGTCTGGAACCATCAAACAACTTTCGCAAGATGGGGTTACAGAAGTGCCCGTAACGGCATTCAAAGGGGAATGGAAATCTGGAACATATTTCTATTATGACGAAGTTACACATAACGGGAGTACATATATATGTATTGAAGATAAAACCAATCAAGAACCAAGTGAAACCGCCACAGATTGGCTTAAGCATGTTTCTAAGGGCGACAAAGGGGACAAGGGCGATAAGGGTGCAACAGGTGCGACAGGTCCTAAAGGTGAAACTGGACCGACCGGATCGCAAGGTATCCCCGGTACATCCCAGTTCTTCCATGTGAAGTACTCCGCCAACTCGAACGGTAATCCCATGTCTGATACTCCGAACACTTATATCGGTACTGCGGTGACAACTAGTTCGACCGCTCCGACCGGGTACGCCTCATACAAGTGGGTGCAGTTGAAAGGATCGCAGGGACCCAAAGGAGATCAAGGTATCAAAGGACCGACCGGAGCCAACGGACAAACTTCTTACTTACACATCAAGTACTCGGACAATGGTACGACGTTTACCGCCAACAACGGTGAAACTCCGGGCGCATACATCGGGCAATACACCGACTTCACGGCTACGGATAGCACGACGTTCTCCGCTTATACGTGGACGAAGGTGAAGGGTGACAAGGGCGACAAAGGAGATAAAGGGGATAAGGGGGATAAGGGTGAACAAGGAACACAAGGAGCAACAGGATTGCCGGGCGCTCTTATTCGTCCACGTGGTGAATGGAAAGCGAGCACGGCATATGTGAATAACTCTCAATACCGGGATACGGTCATTTATAATGGAAATACTTATTCATGTAAAATGAGTCATACATCTTCCAGTTCCTTCGACTCTACAAAATGGACTCTATTCAATGAGTTTATTAATGTCGCTACGCAGTTGTTAGTAGCTCAGAACGCAACGATTGACATATTAGGTACATCCGGTTTGTTTGTTGGCAATCTATCTAAAACGCAAGGATGGATGATGAAAGGAGCTTCGATCAAACATAATGTTACCGGGTTAGAATTGACAGCAGACGGAAAAATCGATATCGGTAAAGGGACACTTATACTTTCTGCTAATAATACTATTATTCGCGGGACTTCTGGCGGTGACATCGCTATATTTAAGGAAGTTAACGGAGTTCCGATGATTGATGCGAAAAATATAAATACGGAAAACTTGGTAGTGAAAACCGGAGCTTCAATTGGAAAGTGGAAGGTTACTGCGGACGGTCTAGCTATCAACGGACAAAATTACGCAAATATTGATTTGAATATTTCTGGTAATAAATTTCTCCGCATAAACGGACGTGGTGATACTGGGATTATGGTTATTCGTAATGATGCGGGTAGCGGTCTTTCTATCTCCACAGCGAGTAGTAGTTCCAAAGCTTTAAGTATTTTAGCTCAAAGCTATGGAATGGCTATAGATTCAACAGGAAGTCATAAGTTTTTGCAACGAGCGGGGGAGAAATGGGATGCTCCGGGTGCTCTGATCGCGGGAAGAGTTAGCGCCGGAGGATCAATCGAGAACACATGGGGTAATGGTGTTACTTCTATATCGGCATCAAGAAACAGGGGTGATGGTGGGTATACTATATATCATAACTTGGGGCATAACAATTATTACGTAATGGTTACACCGACGTGCTATTGGGATAGAGGATATACATGGGCTTCGGCTATGATATTAGAAAAAACTAATAGCTATTTTCAAGTAGATATAATCCATACAACAGCGGGATCACGTAACGTAGCTTTTGAATTTGTAATGATAGGCAGAAATAAGATTTAATTAATAATGAATATGAAAATAGACTTTAGAAAAATCGAAGTAACAGATATCGAAGGGAATAAGAGTACTTTCAATATAAGTAAGGAGTTAGGTAATACTATCTACCAGAAAACCGCCGATCTGGGCGAATTGGAGTTAGCACAGAGAATCTACAAAAACGGTGAGGTCGAATTGTCAACAGACGAAGCGGAACGCATCAAGGAATACGTGAGAACTAACTTTGTCGCAGTCGTACAGATAGCGGTTAATGAAGCGCTTGCGAAAGGCTGATTTAGCACAAAAACATATTATAGAACTATATATTATTAATCACTTAAAAAACAGAGTTTATGAAAACAAAGTATTTAACAGAGAATTTGAGAACTACACAGGTCGAATCTACTGCAAAAGGTGGTGAGTATGAGTATCATGTTTCTTACGTGTATAATGGTAAGAATCTGCTTCGCTTGTCATGTAACATCTATAAGGGTAATGCCGAGAATCAATCCTATTCAGGTTGTATGTCATTCGAAAATGGCGATAAGTCGATGAACTTTCCTGCGGATAGTGATATTATCCCGCATCTTACTATGTTTGAAAATATTTTGAAGGAAGTAAATGAGTCGTTAACTGCCGAATAGAGCTACCTAAAACAGACGAACAAGACTACAAATAAAAGACATGGATGAATGGCTAAAAATCATAGGTGCATTAGGAGGATTAGAGGCGATCCGCTTTACTGTTACTTTTCTAGCAAATCGAAAAACGAACGCTCGAAAGGAAAAGGCTACGGCAGACTCGATGGAGTTGCAAAACTTGCTTTCTATCATTGATAATCTGAACAAGCAGATCGAGCGATACGACGAGCGATTAAAACAACGGGACGAAAAAGTAGACACGATTTATCGCGAATGGAGAACATCGCAAGCAGACTGTCAGAATTGGATGCGCAAATACTACGAACTTGAATTAGTTCTAAAGGATGCAGAACACAACCGATGTGACAGACCGGACAGCGAGTGCAGCCGGAGAACTCCGCCGCGTAGACCGATAACTATTAACCAAAACAATAAGGAGACAACAGAATGAAACACTTCACAATTAAGGAACTTTCTCACTCCGATACGGCATTAGCAAAAGGAATTGATAATTTCCCAACGGCGGAAGCTATCAGTAATTTAACAAAGCTAGTAGACAATGTACTCGACCCGCTACGCGAGAAATACGGTAAGCCGATCCGCGTTAGTTCCGGCTATCGTAGTGCAATTCTTAATCGTAGCGTTAACGGAGCTACATCTAGCCAACACAGGTTAGGAGAAGCCGCCGACATAACAACCGGAAGCAAGGACGAGAACCGGAGGCTATTCGCAATTATCGAAAACGAATTGCTTTTCGATCAGTTGATCGACGAAAAAGATTTCTCATGGGTGCATGTGTCATTCAGAGAAGGACGCAACCGGAAACAAGTATTAAAGCTATGAAACGGCTAATTTATATTATCATGTTGCTAGCGTTAGCAATATGTTTTGTATCCTGCCGGACTCAATACGTTCCTGTTGAGACAGTTCGCACCGAATATAAAACGCGTGATAGTATCCGGTTTGATAGTATTTATCAACGAGATAGTATTTATATACTCGTAAAGGGTGACACGATCTATCAATACAAATACAAGTATCTGTATCGTTACCTAACAACAAATCGTACTGACACGATTCTTAAAACCGATTCTATTCAAACTCCCTACCCGGTCGAAAAACAGTTAAGCCGATGGCAATCTATTAAAATAGAGTTGGGCGGATGGGCGTTCGGTTTGGTTATTGCATTTATCTTGATGGTAATAGGACGAATAGTATATAAACGAAGAAATGGATAATAGACAAGAAAACCCCGCAACGGCTCGAATTGCGGGGTTAGTGTCAAATTAAAACGCATTAGAGTATGCGGATCGAGCCTAATAAGTTAGATATGTCCGATAAAGCATAGTTTAAACGCTCCTTTTCTTCCTCACTAAACTTGCAGGGTTTCCCATTGACGATACATCCGTTTATCCTGTTATTTAGCCATTGCCGGGACTTACCGAAATATTTCTTAGCGATATACGACAAAGATATAACGTCTTTAACTTCTTCTAATTGTTTGCGCACGCTGATTTCGTGCTCTATCTCATTTAATTCTTCGTTGACTTCTTTGTATCCGTTAAGGATAAAATCGGCTATAATATTTGCATCCTCTTTAGAGGTAAATCTATTCTTTATTTCGATAAACTTACTCTGATACAGAGCCTCATTCTCCGGTGCCGGATTATTTAGAAGCTCCTGTAATTTTTTTAATTCATCTTTTAAATTTTCCATATTTATAGTTTTAATTCCTCCCATTTCTGGGAGGAAGATTTTTACTTTTCTAGTTCTTTCAATGCTTTCTCAATGTTTTCGATGTTCTTTTCAACTCTTAGTTTTTCATCGAGAATAGCGTTCATTTTCTTTTCGTCCGCATCGCTGTTATTTTCAAAAACAAAGTCGAGCATTTTCTTTTTTGCTTTGTTCTGCATTAACAAGCTAATTAGATAATCTGTTTCGTTACTCATTGTTATTATGTGTTTTAATTTGACTCTACAAAGATAATATACATTTGTATATTATGCAAGTTTTAAGCGAATTATTTTCGATAAATCATGCGCTGATCTTAGAAAACTCATTTATTAAGGTTGTTAGTATATAGTTTAGTTTGTTCCATTTATCAACATCGTTAACGTGATCAATAACTTTTCTTATTGTTTCGTCTGCGTGTTTGCGCATAAACTTCACATAGTTAAAAATGGGGCGATTCTTTTTAACCGATTGCCCAATGCAATACTCTAAAAGTTCTAAAGGTATATTTAACTCGTATCCGTGCTGCACAAACGATTTTCGAGCCGAATAGTACACTACTCTTTTATTTATTCCTAGATGATCGGCAAGCCTTTGAATTTGCTTTGTCACATAGTTGCGGAAATTATCATAAGAGTAATTATATGCAAAATCTAGCTTCCCATTTTTCCCAATCCATCTTTTTATTATTGGTTTAGCTTCATCGGGGATTGATATGCTTATTCTTTTCTCGCCTCTCTTGGTATGAGTTGTTTTGGTTCTGATATACTCTAGTACTTCGATGTTTCTAAAATCTACTTTCATTAAGTCTATCAGATTTATTCCTCCTAGATAGTAGGAAAGCATAAAAATATCTCGCGCCATTCGCAAAGGTTTTTCCTGTACGTCGCAATTCCTTATTTTATTAAATTCCTCGATAGTAATATCTAGCTCTCGTACACTAGATTCCGGCATATTATAAAAAGCGAATGGATCAATCTCATACCGCACTATATTCTCCTTTTTAGCTGCATTTATGACAGCTTTAAAGCGCTTCATGTGCATACTTACTGTTGTATCCCCTAATCCTTTTTTGGTGCGTAGAAATTTCTCGAAATCAATTATCGTGTTAGGAGATAATGTTTCGAATTGAACTGCATCTGAAAATTTCTTTTCAAAGTATTTTTTAGAACGTTCGTGTAGTCCGGCTGTTCCTTCCCTTCCTTCTTCTCTTAAATCGTCTATATATTCCTGCCAACGCTCGGATACGGTTGTTCCTGCCGATTTATAGCGTGAAAGATATTCGCGAATTTGGGTACACGAAAAAGCATCAGTGTTGATTCTGTCTATTGCTTCTTGATATTCGTCTAATAAAGTTCTGAGTTTTTTGTTAATGAGCACCGCGTCGTCTCTACCTACTACGCGCCCGTTTTTAAATTGTTTGGTGTTCTCTACTATGAAACGCGTTGCTATATAACGTGTTTCGTGTTTGTGATTAATCGCTACGCGAATTTTGTGTGTTCCGTCTACTAAGACCTTCGCCGGAACAACGGCTAAAGATAGTGAAATCATGATGTAAAAATTTCTTGGGACAAGCATCCGACAAGCATAAATACCCAAATTTGGGACAAAATACGCTTTTTTTTGAAATTCTTACTTTTTTGACGAGATTCTGAAACCCTTTATTCATCGGTGTTTCAGCTCTAGAAAGGGAGTGGAGCGTATCGGACTCGAACCGATCACCTCGACACTGCCAGTGTCGCGCTCTAGCCAGATGAGCTAACGCCCCGTTTTTACGTCACTGATATAACGTTTGTCAACGTTTTGCTTTTGTTGGCGCAAATATAATGGAATATTCTGAAATAATTGCTATGTTTGCGGAAAATAA